GGGCTATCAATAAACAAACCTCCCTTACATTAAGTTGAAACTACCATCTTTTGCATCCATATCGTCAATGTGAGATTTAATCATGTTTAGATCGCCCTCGTTTCTAACAGTTACATTAACAATAGGTCTATTATTTTCTTTCATACTATGTTGCACATCATTTGTCATATGGCCGTCAACGCTTGGTGTTAAACTGTCGTTGAATCCATCCGTTAACGTTGAACCTAACTCACTTGTAAATGTTTTACCAAAGCTAGTAGCCATTACTTTAGCTTGTGATACCGCTAAACCTTTACCTAAACCACTACCTCCGCCGTGTCCACTTACAAATGAAGTTACAGAGTCCCACGCTGATGAAATCGCATCGCCTACCGCGCTTACTACTTTGTGCGCGGCGTTAGCTACACCTTCTGCTACTTTGCCTATTAATTCTGCTCCGGCATTTAAAAAATCGCTGAAAAAGCTTTTAATCTTATCAAGCGCGTTTTTCATGCCGTCGCCTACATTTGAGACAACTCTTTTAAATCCATCAGCTACTTTACTTGCGAAACTTGTAACTGTATTCCAAATATTAGAAACCCATTCGGAACCTTTTGTGATAATAAAGTTTAGTGCTTGCCCCATTTTTTCAGCTACACTCGAAGCCACTCGACTGAACCAGCTTGTAACAGTGTTCCAAATACTGCTAACAAAATTAGTGATTGTACTCCATATCTGTGACCAACTTGTACCAAACATAGAAAGTGTTCGATTCATTACGCCAGTTAAAAAGCCGATAATTGACTCCCAAACTGATTGCATGTATTGCCAAATCGTATCAAGTACATTGGTAATCGTAGTTTTAATTGTCTCCCAAGCACCTGAGAAGTCGCCAGTAAGCAATTGAATTAAAGCAGTGAATAAACCTACTATGATTTGGACTGCTACGGATATCACTGTTCCTATGGCTTGGAACGCAATTGTAATTAAAGTCCACAAACCTTGTATGATATTCATAACATTTGTAATAATGCCTATTACCAAAACACCTAAGACTTGCATGAATATTTGTCCTAATACTTGCAATATAGGCATTATCGGTTGTAATGTTGATTGGATTTTGCCCCACAATTCAGTTAACCAGCCAACTACACCTTGAATCGCACCGGAAACTGCTGTTTTAATACCGTTCCAAGCTTCTGTTATTGTTTTTCTGAAATTCTCGTTTGTTTTCCATAAATAAACAAGAATACCAATGAATACACCAATTACTGCAACAACTGCTAAAATAGGTGCTGAAATCGAACCGAATGCACCTATTAATGCTTCCGTAGCTCCAGTAACTAAACTTGATGTTCTAACGAAGTCTAAAATCTTTTCAGTGACGCTGAATAAGCTCAAACCAAACACATTTGTAAGTACACTACTTATAGCAACAATCGGAGCCATTAAAGCCCAAAATACACCGCCTAAAATACCCATAACGCCAGCAACTTGTGCTATAGCTGGGTGTGTTTCGAATAGTTTAGCGATAAATCCAGCTAGATTAGTGATAAAGTCTAACAATTTACTAGCTATAGGAGCCATTGCAGTACCAAAAGCAACTAATGCTTTTACGATATTACCGATTAACTGCATAATAGTAGGACCATTCTCTTGAACGTAACTGATAAAGTCTTTGAACCCTTGTGATTGTCCTACTTGTTCTGACCATGCTCTGAATTGAGAAGTTAATTTAACTAACCAATCAAAAATATTAGAACTGTTTTGAGCAAAAGCAATCATTAAATTACCAATACCAGCAAATACATTGCCAAATATCTGACCAATCTTAGGTAAGTTAGTGGTAGTGTAGTCAATAAACGCTTTAATAGCATTCTGACCAGCCACACTATTAGCCCAATTTTGGAAAGCTATAGACATGTTCTGTAGTCCTTGAGACACAAATTTGAACAACGGCATTAATTGAGTGAAAATGTTAACTAATCCGTCGCCAAATCGTCCTGCAGCGTTCAATAAATCTCCGAAGATTGCACCACCTATGCTATTCAATGCTTCAAACGCTTTCTTAGCCGTTTCAGAATGTTTAACCCAATCCTCAAACTCGCGCGCGTTCGCTTCTACCAGCATAGATACTTCGGATAAGAAAGGTTTTAATTGCGACATCGCACTTGTAACGCCTCTGATACCCGCTGACATCGCATTAAAGATACTTGCTTGATTCTCTTTTGCAATGCCTTGCCATGTAGTTTTTAACTGATCGCTTGCATCTCTAAAGTTTTGAACTTCTTTTGTTACTGCTAATGTTCCATCTTTTACCATTTTTAGTGCAGTAATAGCCATTGCGCCGAAACCAACCGCTCCAACACCTGCTACAGAGAATGCACCAGCTAAACCAACGACGCCACCACCTAATACACCAACGGCATTAAGTACCGCCATAATAGCCGGAACTAATCCAGCAATTACTGGTATTAACGCTTGTATACTAGCAATCATTAAACCTTTGACTTGTTGTGCGAAGATAGTACCGAAAGTTCTAATATTTGATGCGATGCCATCCATTGTTGATTGATACTGATCTAACGCTCTTTTACCAGCAGTCAACGCTACTTGCATTTTCGTCATTCCAGTTGTATCAAAATCTAATTTAACAGTGTGTTTGCGCCAACCAGCTAACATTGCTTTAGAAGTCGCAACATTTCTTTTTAATCCGCTTGCGTCGCCATCAATTTCAACTTTTTTACGTCTGATATTCGATAGTTCTACTTTAACAAACGATATGACTTGTTTCACTTTGCTAGCATCTGCATCGATATTAACTTTATGTTCTCGCCATCGCTGAGCCATCGATTTAGCTCGCGTTAACTCTCTTTGGTAATCTCTTATGTTAGCTGTAACTTCTGTCTTGATTTCGTCCGGTATATCAGTTTTAGCCATACGTTGAGCAGTTCTCATATTCCTTTTAAAATCACTGATTATAGCTGTAATACGAGCTAGAAAATTCTTTTCCATGCCTAACCTCCTTTATGACTTGTTTTTAAGCTGTTAAGGAACTTGCGAGTCCCTTGTTTTTGTATTTCTCTTTTACGTTTGTTTTTAGCTAGCTCACGCTGTTTCATTTTTTCATATTCGTCTTCTTGACCACGAATAATATAATGTTCTCTTTCGTTCTGCCTAACAAAACGTTTTAGTGATTTACCAGCTTGAGCGACCGCATTATATTGAGCGCCGTACAACGCGATGTCCCTTTGGTCAATCAATGCTTGTCTAGCGCCAATAATCCAGTCATTCCATTCGGCAGGTAGCATGCTCATTAGCTCGTCATTACTCATATAACCTATGTAACGACTTGTCATCTGCCTTATTTCCGAATAGTCTAATAAGGTGCTACGGTCATGATTTCTTTGTAGTTGTTCTTCATCATCTCGATACCAGCTTTCGCGCCCTCTTTCTCGTCTTCTTTGGCTAACGATGGCGCTTGGTTCATCTGTGTCCAGAATAGACGTGATTTCTGCTTGAAAAAACCACTATTATTCATTACGTCCAACGCACCTTGTAATAGATTTAACGTGTCGTTTTCTCTTTCGATGATTTCCATGATTTCCGCTTCAATATCTTCTCTTTTAGGTGCGCTTTTACCTAGATAAGCTGTTGCGCATTCCCAAAAGTCTACAATTGCCACTGTGTCACGCTCTAATAAAGCGTTATAAACATTAGTAAATCCTGAGGTTTTTTGTTTTCTACCTTTGTTATCTTCTTGTTCAGTTGCAAATTTTTTAGCGGTTTTATCGAACATAAATGTTGCTTTTGCTTTCACTTCTTCATTGTTAATCGTTAATGATGTAATTGGATTAAAAGTTGTTTCAGTCATATTAAATACCTCGTTTATCGTTATTTTGTACAAAAAAATAGAGGGCTTATGCCCTCGTTAATTACATACTTAAATCGCTACTGCCAGCAGTTGTTTTTTTAGTTCGGTTTTCATAACTATCTTCGTAAGCGTTCATGTCTTCGAATTCAACAACTGGAGCCAATGCGCTAGGGTTAAGCCATTCTTTTGGTAAATCGTTGATTGTACCGTCTGCACTATTGAACTTAACTTTCGCTGTGATTTCGATTTTGTTATCTTCGTCATCAAATGACCATTCGTGCTCTTCGATAACTACATATGCGAATACACCGTGATGTTTGCCATCGCGTTTTTTAGTTTCCCAAATCCAAACACGTAATTGTTTGAATTGCTTAACCGATTCTTTTAATGCTAATTGACCTTTATCTCCCGGAACGACATCAAGCGTTAACTTGATTTCTTCTTCGACAGAGTTACGGCTATAATCTTTCTTACCGCCTTGAATGATTTCAGCAAGGTCATTACTGATAGTGTGCCCACCCTCTGCTAAACTACCTAAAAGCGTTGCTTCTTCGATAGTTAGCTTCTTAGCTAAATCTTTATCAGCGATTTGGAGAGCGACAATATATTTATCCTGCGCCATTCGTTACACTCCTTTGTAATGTGTTATGTCTGTATTTAAAAACAAGCCGAATGATACCGTGTTTAGTGTACTGATCTATGTCAGTAATAACTTCTTGTGTATCAATCCGACTTTTAATGAATGAATAATAATCAATTTCGATTTCGTTATTTAAGACGAAGCCTAAAAATTGAATTATTTGTGATGCCTCATCTCTATTACGCGCTTGACTATAAACATGCAATGTGATGCCGACATCTTCGACCATGCTCGTGGTCGTTTCTTTGTTAGTGACGTTTGTTTCACCCACAACGATATATGGGTAAACAGCGTCTTTTTGAACGCAATCAAAAACCCTACCGTCCAATTGTTTTTGGATAATAGGGTTACTTTTTAATTTGTTATATACTTTGTTAAATAAGTACCGTTCAACTGATACCCACATATCTTAACCACCTCACGAAAAATACTTATTAAAGAATGCTCGCCCAGCGTCTATTGCCGGCTCCCAAAAAGGTTGAGCATGTTGTCCTTTAGTAGTGTGCCACTTACCGTTTGCATCCTTGTATGACCACGGTATCTTTTTCGCTCTACTACCTCCAGCGCCTGTTGAATATATACCAGTACCATAATTGACATATATTGCGTATTCACTACCAATATTAATAACACCAGTAAAACCGCCGTCTTTAAAGTCCATTGTTACACTTTCTCTAAGATATCCGGTATCAACTGGCATTAATGAAATGATTGTATTGTGAATCTTAGCAGTAGTCTTTGCTATACCTCGTTTGACCCATCGCTCCATGTCTCGCTCGTAATTTTCCAACTCTTTTACTAAGTCCCAATTACCATACTTAACCTTTGCCAATAGATCGCACCCTCAATCTAGTTAAATTGATTTCATGTTGTCCGCCTTGGTCGACCGGTTCGCCTACAACTTCGTACGTTTTACCCTCGTAATTAAATAAAGTTTTGTTTGTTATTGGTATGTGATACGGCGTATATAGGTTACGGTCGAAGTCTTTGCTCATTTGATGAAATTTGAGTGTCTCGCTTGATGTAGGCGTATCCATAAATCCTTTAATTGTTTCGTTAATTTTAAAACGCTCGTATTCTTTAGGAAATGTTCCTGCAACTTCAACCTCTCCAATTTCAATTGTGTGCGGAAACTCATCAAACGGATTAAACATATCGCTTACCCCAACTTAACTTACGATAAGGCATTAGATAAGCATAAGCACTACTAGGTATGTCAGTTACATAGGTATAACTCACGTTGCCCATCGTGCGCGCTGAGATATTGCCAGTTGTACCAAACTTGATACATTCAGCAATAAACTTCTTAACACCCGACGGCACTTCTTTGTCATCAAACTTCTGATTACAATAATCTTCTGCAACACCTTTATATTCTTCAATAAGATATTCGATCTGCTCATCGTTAGACGAATCATTGAGTGAAAGTCCATTAATCATTTTGACGTCTTTTGCGTCCATTACTTAACACCCTCTAAAGCTTTGATAAGCTCATCTTTTTTCATATCGCTATAGCCTTTAATTTCACGCTTTTTAGCAAGTTCTTTTAATTCTGCTACTTTCATATCAGATAAACTTTTTTGCTCGTCAGCGCTCGCCTCAGACTGTTCTGTTGTATCGTCTTCAACAAGTTTGATAGCGATTAAGTTACGGCGGTTGTTTGTTGTAGATAATTCAGTGAACCGTTCTTCTGATACTTCTAACCCATCACGTGGGTAAATGTCTCCCACTTGATATTCATGTCCATTGTCTTGTGCATCTTCAAAACGTTCGATTACTTTATACATACGTCACTACCTCCTATTACATTTCTAAGCTTCCAGAACCTTTAGTGATTTTCACTGCTTTAGATTCATCATATAAATATGCTACATAGTGCTTATCACTGTATAATGCAGTTGTTTTTGTTGATGCGTCACGCGCTACTTCTAAGAAGAAATCACGTTTCAAGATTAATTTAACTGCACCTTTTTTAGCTAAAATAGCTGTGCCAGCTTCTAACTTATTAGTACGTACAATGATAGCACCTAGAGCTTCGCCGAACGCACCTTTAACGATGATGTCATCGCCTAATTCGGTTGCACGTGTAAAGTTAGTTGATGCATCTCCGCGTAACTTACCAGCATCAAGTGGATTAACAAATAAAACCATTGGTTCTAAGTCTTCATCGTTAAATTTGTCGATTGCTGATTGTAAGCCGTTTAACTTAGTGATGTCCGCATTAACAGTAAGTTTAGCTCCCATTAAAGCCTCTAATACGTCATTGTCAACTTTGTTAGCATGTGCTAAACCGTGTTGACGTACTTGTTCGCCTTGAGGGTCTCCGTAACCACTTAATAAAGCCTCATCTGTGATAGATGTACCTTTAGCAATTTTACGGATTTTAGCCTCACGTTTTTTAGTTTCTAAGATGTCAGTAGGGATTTTTTCGCCCTCTGCAACTACTTGTGCATCTCCGCTATAAACGAATGCTGGGAATGTCAAAGTGTCTCCCGGTTGTCCTTGTAATGTGCTATCTACTTCTGCAAATGAAGCGAAACGCAATTTCTTTTCGAGTTGCGCTTGCATCATAGGCGCTAGTACTTCTGGAATGATTTGATTACTTGTTTTAGTAACTCCTTGTGGCATGTTTATACCTCTTTCTTTGTTTAATTTTGATTAACTAGTTTTTCGAATGTCTCACGATCGTTCAAATACAATTCGTTACGTTCAGCGACACTCATGTTGTCAAACTTTTCTTTCGTTACACTTGAGTCCGGATTACCTCCGCCTTGTGGTGTTTTACCTACAGGCTTAGACGACGCAAATAAATAAGGTTTAGACTCTTTAAGCGTTTCAATCGCTTTGTCTAAACCTTTTACAGTGCCGTCGTCTACTAATTCCAGTTCATCTTTATTGATGAATGCTAGAATGTCGTTAGCGTCATTTGCTTCTTTAGCAACCGCTAACTTAACTGCGTTATTAAGTTGTGTTTCTTTATACTTTGTCTCCAACTCTGAATTTTGATTCTTTAATTCTTCGAGTTCTTTTTGAATCTCGCTATCATCTTTAACAGAGTCTTGCAATTTGACAATTTGTTCATCACGTTTAGAAATCTCTTCTTTCAACTCTTCAATTTCGGTATTCTTGTCGTTCAGTCTCGAACGTGGTACCATTCCCGATTTTGATTCGTCAATCGCATCAATTACCTTCTGCTTGTCGATTTCTCCGTCTTTAAATTGTCCTAACAATGTGTATAAATCCATTTAAACTACTCCTTTTTACGAGTTTTACGTGCAACGCCACGAAGAATTTTGGTATAAAAAGAAGCAGTTTAACGACATGCTAAGGTCGAGTAGCAAAGAGACAACTAAAAAAGTGTGAAATCATTATTTTTAGCATTTTCTTCGCTAATAGATGTTTTAACCATATCTAAATCAGCTTCATTTTTAACTGTTACGTTTACAACAACTTTTTCGTTTTGTAACTCTATTATCTCTTCGTACAAGGATTTAATGCGTTCTAACTTTTCTATAGCTTCGCCAGTATCAACATTTACTTTTATTTTAAAATCCATATCAATTACCACCTTTTCGCTTATATTTCTCCCACTCACGATAAGTCATGAATGGGATAACTTCATTTTTACCATCGTCTTTACGTGCTCTCATTACAGTTGGCAATTCATTTTCATCAATATAATAAAGTAATTTGCAACGACAATTAATATTCTCTTTCGCACTGTTTACACCAATAAATAGCTTGGGCGCCTGCCCAACACACCCACTTGATTTAAAATTCTGATCTATTTCCACTGATTCCCCATCTAAATGACGATGAGTATCACGTGTTCGTGTATCTTTAGTAGCATTCCAACGTTTCTTCATCTTCAAACCGTTATCTTTAGCAACCATTGCGCTATCAAGTCCAGCTTGTGACATTGCTCTGCCTGCTTCTGTACGAGCCACACGCAACGATTGAGCTTTAGACATGCCAATATCATCACGGATTGCTTTCGCTATTTTAGAGTAGCCCTCTCCGCTCATAATGCCTTGTGTGATATGTAAGCGTATCTTTTTCAGCACTTCATCACGATGCTTCTGTAGCGTCGGTACTAATCGAATGAACTCAATAGGTTGTTCAATAGCTGATGTGATAACTTCTTTGCTAGGAACATCAAACTGCATAGATGTTTGACTCACCGTCTCATATAAATAAAGGCTCATAAGGAACTTTTCTATATAAGCATCTTCCTGCGACTTCTGAATCATCTTAGCTATTTGCCTGTAATCATCAGTCAGCATAGTACCTATACGAGTTAACTCCTTATTGAGCCTGTTATATTTATTAAATTCAGTCCATGTAACATACACATCATCACTTTGATACTTCTCAAACATATCTGCGATGATTTGTTTTATCTCTTTAAGTCGATTAGCAAATAGTTGTTCTATAGGCTTCTCAGCTTTAGAGATTAGACTGTCGATATACTCATCAATATCATTCTGATTCTTTATTGTTAGATCTTTCTTGTTGTTGGGCACCGTCAGCACCTCCGTCATCTAAATTAGGCAGTTGCTTGTTGTACTCCATTTGTTCTTGCTCTATTCGTTCGAGTTCTGCTTGTAAATCTTCGACAAACGGGTGATTTTCCAATACAGTTTCATGGCTTACAATTCCCATAGATTGCTGAGCTGTTTGTACTTGTAATTCTGTGTTCGCTACTTTGTTGTAGTTGAAACTAATATCGACATCATTATGTTCTCCTTTGATGTCGAAGTGCTCAAACACAAACCAAAGTAACTCCTGTATAGCAACTTTAGCTTTACGCGCTAACTTATCCGCTTTCAAGTTTAAGTTAGTATATAAAAACTCTAACGCAACCCCACTTGGAGCAGAACCGAATTTATCAGAACTAAAGTCAACCGCTTGACCAAACAACATTATTTTTTGATATAACTCATCTAAATACTTCTTACTGTTTTCAACTGGTACTTCTACCTGTATTGTGTCGACACCCCCGTTATCTGATACTTTTATCGCACCGTAATAACGTAGTAACCGTTTAAATTCTGGTAACTCTTGGTCATCGTAGTTCTTCAATACATACGTTAATTCGTTTGAATCTTTAAAAGTATTGGATAAATCAGATAATCGCCTGTTATACGCATCAATCAATGTTTTATACATAAATATGTCTGATATTTCTAAGTCGTTATTTTTGAATGGAATAAATGGAATCTTACCCCACGACCCTGTACTAAAATGCGTTTTTGAATTCTCCAAATTGTTAGAGTAATCCGGAATAAGCGAGCCATTTTCATAAACGTAGTAATTAACCGTTACTTTGTCCCAGTATTCAACTTTAGTTTCATTTTCCAATTTATACATCCTGATAAACGCCTCTAATTCTTCGTGCTCTTTATCAGTCCATATAGGAATACCTTGTTCTGCTGGTACTCTAAATAACTTAAATTCTCCCTCTTCATCAAGGTAAGGATGCAACCATTCAATACCTTTATTGCTGGCTCCTGTTAGTACACTGTGTAACTTATCATCGAATCTATTGCCCAAAACTTCATCAATACGTTTAACTACTTCATCATCTGTATGTTTAAAAGCGATAGGCTTACCTACAATATAAGAAACTTTTTGATCTACTAGGTTAGCATGGAAGTTGGTAATCATTCTGTCATCTGGTTTCAATGGGTCAACTGCTCCTGTAGCATCAACTGGCTTAGGTTCCTTAATAATATCAGGACGTTGCTCATAATATTCTTGACCGATTGAGATTTCAGGTAACTTCTCCAAATGTTGTTTTATATATCTGACAATCATTTCTTCCAGTGTTTCTGGCTTATTGTTAGTCCTCACAATAGCATCAAATATTTCTGTTTGTGTTGGTTGGCTAGGGTACAAAATATTACCTCCTTTAATTAAAGCTTGTGCCACTTGGCTTATTAGCTGTATAAACTGCATATCTTAACGCATCTAATGTGTCATCGTTTAATTTAACTGGTTCGTCTGCATTATCTTTCCAAACGTAGTTGTATATTTCTTCTTTAAACAAACTAACTTTTTCTTTGATAATGAATATTTTATTTGACTTGAATAACCTAGAAATAACTTCAATGCCAGCAATAACAGCTTTGTCAGCATATCTTGCTTTTATCTTCTCTCTTCTAAATCGTTCAATATGTTCAGGTCTAGCTGTATCACAATAAAAAAGAATATCGCCATGCCTTTTTATAACTCCTTTTGCAATAGCTACCCAGTCATCTATTTCTTTATGTCTGTGTGCGTGTTCTTCAATAACGTACTTGTTTCCGTCGAAGTCTTCCGCTACAACCATAATAGAACCATAATGCTCATATCCCCAGTCGACGCCTGCATATTTCCTTTTTATTTGTTTAGTTTTAAATTCTTCTTCTGTGATGTAATGAACTTTTTCTTTGAAATCTTTATATACAACACCCTCAGCAGAAACCCACTTACCATAAATGTCACGATCTGTGAACATTCCTGTTGGTGTACTCGCTATAATCGATTCAATATATTCTTCATCTAAAAATGTATTGTCGAACAAAGTAAATTGAAATGCTTTGATATTTAGTCTTCCATTCGATAATCGTTGACCACTCTTATCAATGTAATCTTTTTTAACTGGATGCATTGGGTTTTCGGGGTTTGTATCAATTAATATTCTCGCGCCTTTGTAACTACAACGTGAGAACACTTCTTTAATAAACATATTGTGTAATGCTGTTCCCTCATTTAAAAAAGCACCTGCTGAAGTAAAACCACGCGCTTTTTTCCATGCATCCGAGTTTTGTCCGTCGAATACATACACTTTATTACCGAATATTTTGACTGCGTTAGATTTGTCGAGTGTTAACTCTCTACCTAGTATTAACTCCATATCATCTAGTATGTTACGTCTTATAGATGCTTGTGTTGCTCCTCCAATAATGAAGTTAAGCCCCTTGTCTTTATAAGTAGCTATATGCATTAAAAAAAGCAGGATGAACACATATGTTTTACCTGCCCTTTTTGCACCACTCGCTATTAATACTTTGGGTTTATCGTTTATAAAGCAGTTCCAGACTTCTTGTTGTTTCGGGTTTAACATTTCATTAATCATTATTAACACCCGCTAACTTAATAAGTGCTTTAGCAACTTCTGCTTCTTGTGAATTATTTTCTGATTTATCCATTTGGTCAATTTTTTTCTCAAGCATCTTGATTTCAGTTTCAATCTTTTTGTTAGTCAGAACTTCATTTCCTAACGTCATTCTATTCATGCCGTCCAAACTAGCGAGGAATGCATCAGCTGTCGCTTTCTTTACTCCCTCTATTTCAATGTCATTCTTAGCTACATTCTTTAACCACTCATATTCTTCAAAAGCCTTTTGGCGTGTCCATTTTGATTGTTCAGCTGCTTCTTGACGCAATTCTTCATACCTATCTAAAACCGCACTATTCTTACTCAACTCAAAAGCTCGGCTATCTATATAATTATCACTTTTGCCTTTAGTCGAATACCCTGCGTCAATATATGCTTTCCGTTGGCTCTTGCCCTCTATGAGTCCTAGCACAAACTTTTCTTGCTTCGGTGTTAATTTAATCAATTGTTTTCACTGTATCACACGCCTTTACGTTAATTACTCTTGTTATTTTTTAAATATAAAAATGCCCCTACATCTCGTGCAGGAGCTACGTTCAATAAATGTGAAAGGAGGAAAATAGTTATGACTCAAAATGCAAGAATTAAACTACCCACCATATAGGCAGGTAGTAAGTGATTAATAGCGTAACATATCAATTTTTATATGTTTGTCACTTCTCAATCACATCGATGAGAACATCTAATGTGGCTATTACCCCACGTCTTAAGATAATTCTTACAAATCAATTATATAAAATTAATTCACAGTTTAAAAATAGTGTCATTTTCGTCATTTCTGTCATTTTTGTCATTTTCGTCACTGTAGTAGATAAATCTTTTCTGCTAACTCATCACGGCGCGCTAAGAAGTTGTTTCTATTTAATTTAGAGTTAGGCATCTTCTTGATAATCGCATCCCTGTTATAACCTTTCTTCAATAACTCTAAGAAACAAAAGTCAACGTGTCCCAATCTCTGTTGTGATTGATTTATAAACTCAACCTCTTTTAACATCTGTGCATATCTTTTATTTGCTCTCTCGAGCCTCACAACAACATCTTCTACTTTACTCGAGTTTTCCCCTTGTGGTTTCGGTAACGTCGCTTGTATACCATACTGTGCGATTGAATTGCTATCATATTCCGGTATTACATCAGCTAACACATTACACTTCATTTTATGTGTGCCTATCATATTAACAATTGACTCTTTGCTATACATCTACTCCGACACCTCCGCCCTCATCAAATCAGACTGATCACTCAACTTTGCGAAGTCACTTGGCGCCTCTACATCATCATTAGCCGTCATCA